GATCTTGAGTATGATAATGTTCTGATGTGTGCGATGCGTGGTCGTGCTGGTCAGATTGTAGGTTCAGGATTCAGTGGCAAAAAGTCTCAGTTAGGTGTGAGAATGACCGCTGCTGTCAAGAAGTTAGGATGTTCCAACTTAAAGACTCTACTTGAAGATGATAAGTTGCTAACAGTAGACTATGAGATCATTTCAGAATTGACTACCTTTGCTCAGAGACATAACTCCTTTGAGGCAGAAGAGGGTTGTAACGATGACTTAGCAATGTGTCTTGTCATATTCTCTTGGTTAGTCGCTCAAGATTATTTCAAAGAAATGACGGACAATGATGTTCGTAAGAGAATCTATGAGGAGCAAAAGAATCAGATTGAACAAGATATGTCGCCATTCGGATTTATTCAAACTGGTTTAGAGGATGGAGAAAGTTTTGTTGATAGTGATGGAGATAGATGGCACTTGGATGAGTATGGAGATCGCTCATACATGTGGGACTATCTTTGATGGACTTTGATGACCAACTTGAATTAGAACATTTATTATTTTTTGATAGAAAATGTAGAGTCTGTGGTAAAGTCAAAAATTTAATCAATGACTTTTACTTGACTCATAAAGGTAGAGGGGTCTTTCCATCAGCATATTCTTATGAGTGTAAAGATTGTACAAAAATAAGAATTTTATCCCGAAGAAAAACTTTAAAGGAAGGAAAACCCTTACTTGAGTGGGAATATCCTGACTGGTAGGTTGTTCACGTATCGTTTCCCCATTTAAAATAACCTTTTTAATAAATATTTCTAGAATAATTCTGAACTAGACGGAGAATTAAGATGCCGCTAAATTTAGCATCTCCTGGAATTGTAGTAAGAGAGGTTGATTTAACAGTCGGTAGAATTGACCCAACTTCTGATGCTGTTGGGGCAATTGTAGCACCTTTCGCAAAAGGTCCGGTAGACGTACCTATTTTAGTAGAGAATGAGGCAGACTTACTCCAAAATTTTGGAGAGCCTTATCCAACAGACAAGCATTACGAGCATTGGATGTCTGCTTCATCCTTTTTGGCTTATGGTGGATCTTTAAGAGTTGTAAGATCTAACGATTCAGATCTCAAGAACGGATTTGCTGGAGCAGCATCTAGCATTAAGATCAAGAGTTTAGATGATTATAACAACCTTGGATACGACGAGAATACTATTACTGACGTAACGGTTGTCGCAAGAGATCCTGGTTCGTGGTCAAATGGTGTCAAAGTTGCTTTAATTGATGCCAAGGCAGATCAAATCCTGGTTGGAGTTTCAACAAGTGCTAGTTTACCAAACATTCAAGTTGGTTATGGTGTAACTCAAGCAATCAGTTCAACTCTACCTGGTGCTGGTACAACTTCAACTCTTGATGGTTATCTGAAAGGTGTTATTACCCAGATCAGTGGAACCAATGCTTATGTGAAGGTTCTTTCTCACGTATCTGCAGCAGGAACTGTAACCACAGTAGATTATCAACCATCTGGCGTTTACGCATTCTCCTCTTCAGGTAGTGTTGCGATTCACACCAATGGACAATCAGTTGCTGCCGGCACGACAACCTACACGGCACAGCAAGACTGGTTTGATCAGCAGACAATTTCCCTTTCCAATAATACAACAATTACTTGGAATAACATTGCTGACAGACCATCCACATCATCTTTCGCAGCAGCAAGAAACTCAAGATTTGATGAGATTCACGTTGTTGTAATTGATGACAAAGGATTAGTCAGTGGAAACGCTGGAACAATTTTAGAAAAGCATCTAAATCTTTCAAAAGCAAAAGATGCTGAGTTCTCTGTAGGATCACCATCTTACTGGAGAAAGTATCTTGCTTCAAATTCACAATATATCTTTGGTGGTTCTCAACCAGCAGGTATTGTAACAACAGGATTCAGTTCTGGATTCACTCTCACCACAGATAGTGGATGGGATCAAGATACAGATACAGTACTCTTCGGGGCAACTGGAGCAAATACTCTTACTCTTGGTGGTGGTAAGAACTATAATGGTGGAACTGATATTACTGTCAGTGGATCACTAACCTCAACAATTGGTGATCTTTCAACTGGTTACGACCTCTTTGCTAATAGTGAAGAGTATGAAGTTGACTTCCTTCTGATGGGATCAGCAAACTACGCAAAGGAGAGTGCTCAGGCACTTGCTAATAAATTGATCTCAGTTGCCGAACAGAGAAAAGATTCAGTAGCATTCATTTCTCCATACAGACTTGCTTTCTTGAATGATTCAACTGTTGGATCAGTAACGGTCAACTCTGCTGATGACATCACTACCAATGTAATCAGTTTCTACGCACCAGTTACGTCTTCATCTTATGCGATCTTTGATAGTGGTTATAAGTACATGTATGATAAGTTCGCTGATACATTCAGATACGTACCACTAAACGGTGATATTGCTGGTCTTTGTGCCAGAAATGATATTAACAACTTCCCATGGTTCTCACCAGCAGGAACAACGAGAGGTGCCATCCTCAATGCCGTTAAACTGGCATACAACCCAAGTAAGACTCAGAGAGACAGACTGTATTCTAATAGAATCAATTCTGTAATCTTTACACCTGGTTCTGGCATCGTTCTCTTTGGAGATAAGACTGGTCTTGCTAAGTCTTCAGCATTTGACAGAATCAACGTTCGCAGACTGTTCATCTATCTTGAGAACGCAATTTCTGCTGCTGCTAAAGATCAACTGTTTGAATTCAACGATGAGACCACAAGATCAAACTTTGCAAATATCGTTGAACCATTCCTCCGCGATGTACAAGCGAAGAGAGGTATTCAGGACTTCAGAGTTATCTGTGATGAAACCAACAATACAGCATCAATCATAGATAATAATGAATTCGTTGCTGATATCTTTGTTAAACCCGCTAGATCTATCAACTTTATTGGACTTACTTTTGTTGCCACGAGATCTGGTGTCTCATTTGAAGAAATCATCGGAACCGTTTAATTTTAGAGGTATCTAACAATGGCATTAAGAACAATTTCAGATTTTAAAGCTAGACTAAAAGGTGGCGGTGCCAGACCGAATCTCTTTGAGGTTGAATTAGTTTTTCCCACTCAAGTTGGAGGTTTAACAGGTGCGAGTAATGATCTTGCAAATTTCCTTGTAAAATCAGCAGCACTTCCAGCATCAAACGTTACTCCAATTGATGTAGCATTTAGAGGAAGAATCCTTAAAATTGCTGGAGACAGAACATTTGATACCTGGACAATTACAGTTATCAACGATACTGATTTCGCTATTCGCCATGCTTTTGAAAATTGGATGAATACAATCAATAACGTTGAAACTGCTCAAGGATTGACAGATCCAACGTCATATGTCCAAGATGCTCTCGTTCACCAATTAGATCGTGACGGAGAAAAGTTGAGAACCTATAAGTTCCATGATGTTTTCCCAACCAACGTTTCCCAAATTGATCTTTCGTATGATACAACTGACACACTTGAAGAGTTCACTGTAGAACTTCAGGTCCAGTGGTGGGAAGCAATCAGAGGAACCGCTCCTGGCGCTGGGGGCGATAATATCAAATAATAAATAGATAAGACGGTTTTAAATTTATAAAATGGCAAAACTTTTTGGATTTTCTATTGACGATGAGTCTCAAAAACCGGATTCAGTAATATCTCCCGTCCCCAAATCTAATGAGGACGGGATTGATTATTTTGTTCAATCTGGTTTTTATGGTCAGTATGTAGACATTGAAGGTGTCTATAGAACTGAATTTGATTTGATGCGTCGTTATAGAGAAATGGCACTTCATCCAGAGTGCGATGCTGCGATTGAAGATGTTGTGAACGAAGCAATTGTCAGTGATCTTTATGATTCCCCTGTTGAAATTGAACTAACAAATGTAAATGCTAGCGATAAACTCAAAGAAAAAATTAGAGAAGAGTTTAGATCTATTAAAGAAATGATGGACTTTGACAAGAAGTCCCACGAAATTTTTAGAAATTGGTATGTTGATGGTAGAGTTTATTATCTAAAAGTTATTGATGTAAAAAGACCTCAGGATGGAATTCAGGAGATCAGATATATTGATCCGATGAAGATTAAGTTTGTAAGGCAGGAAAGAAAATCAAATAAGAATAATGGATTGTCACCATATCAAAATCCAAATGAACCAATGGATTTGGTAAAGGGTACATATCCAGAGATTGATGAATATTACTTATACACGCCAAGACCAAATTATCCTACAGGCACTTTTTCATCTTCAGCAAGTACGAAAGGATCTATCAAAATTGCTAAGGATTCTATCACTTATGTAACCTCTGGTCTTTTTGATAGAAACAAAGGAACTTGTCTTTCATATCTTCATAAAGCAATCAAGGCACTCAATCAACTTAGAATGATTGAGGACTCTCTTGTTATCTACAGATTATCAAGAGCACCAGAAAGAAGAATCTTCTATATTGATGTAGGTAATCTTCCAAAAGTAAAAGCAGAACAATACCTCAAAGAGGTTATGTCTCGCTATAGAAATAAACTTGTTTATGATGCGAACACTGGTGAAGTTCGTGATGATCGTAAATACATGAGTATGCTTGAAGACTTCTGGTTACCTAGAAGAGAAGGTGGTAGAGGAACTGAGATCACCACTCTTCCTGGTGGGCAGAATCTTGGAGAACTGACTGACGTTGAATACTTCCAGAAAAAACTTTATAGATCTCTAAACGTTCCAGAATCAAGAATTGCGAGTGATGGTGGTTTTAATCTTGGACGTTCATCAGAAATTCTAAGAGATGAACTTAAGTTTTCCAAGTTTGTTGGACGTTTAAGAAAGCGTTTTGCTAATTTATTTGGTGATATGTTGAGAACGCAATTGATTCTCAAGAACATCATTACACCAGAAGATTGGGATCAAATTAACGACCACATTCAGTATGATTTCTTATATGACAATCAGTTTGCCGAATTAAAAGAGTCTGAAATGTTAAGTGAAAGACTCGGACTGGTTGCTACAATGGAACCATATATTGGAAAATATTTTTCTGTTGAATATGCCCGTAAAAGAGTTCTTCGTCAAACTGATCAGGAAATTATTGATATTGATGATCAGATTGAAAAAGAAATTAAAGACGGTATTATTCCCGATCCCTCTCAGGTAGATCCAATAACAGGAGAACCGTTACCACCAGAAGGAGATCAAAATCTTTTAGGTAATGTACCTCAAGAACCAGAGATTAATGGCAGTGTTACTCAAGTAAAAGAACCCAAAGGTGGAGAAATATAAATAATCTTATATTACTATACTAATTTTCATGGAAGATTTACTTGATTTAATTGCAACTGATGAACCTGCCGCTGACATTTCGGATAAAATTAAAGAAATTTTATATACGAAAGCAGCAGAACGAGTTGATTATATTCGTCCACTAGTTGCTACATCAATTTTTGGTGGTGATGAAGATTCTAAGGAAACAACTGGGGAAGAAGAATGATCACAAAGATTGTAGCAACGGAAGTAAATACACCAACGACAGCAGGAACTGCATCAAGTATTAGTGATGCAACCTGTGTCCGTTTGTATAACAATACCGC